AAGTCTAACTTGAAGTTCTATGCTGGTACAGATGCATTCCAGGGAATCGTTAAGAACAACGGTACTCTAGCAGACGCAGTCGCAGAAGCGTTCGCTTCTCAGGCTGGCGGTACTCCAACAAATCGTCAGGCATACCTTGACGGTGGAGCACAGACATTCGGTGGAGCACGTACAACTCGTGTCCTAGGAATCGACGTACAAGAAGTTCCTTACTACCCTGCAGGATATGTCGACTTGACATTCCCACAGAACCGTGTATGGGGCTTCCAGCGTGATATCACTGTTAACCGTGAATACAAGCCAAAGAAGGACACTGTAGAATATACAGTCTTCGTTCGCTTCGGTATTCAATGGGAAGAACAAGATGCTATCGCATTCGCTGACGCTGCTTCAGACGCATAATCTGTAAACAGTAAAATTTAGGGGGAGTGGGAGTTAGTTCTCCTGCTCCCCTTATAAATTTATAATGATATAATACTAACAAGGAGGAATCATGGAAAATATGAATAATAATCCAATTGAAGAAGAAGCAGTATTTGAAGCACCAGTTTACGAAGCACCAGTTGTTGAAGAAACAGTTGAAGAACATATTGAAGAAACTCCAGTTGTAGAAGAGCCTGCTCAGGCAGTCGTTGAAACACCTGCATACGAAGCACCTGAAGAAGTTCAGGCACTTGGATCAGTATCAAACGGAGTCATTGGTGCTACTACAGCAGTCAAGGCTGCCCCAAGAAAGAAAAGCGCAAAGTCAGAAGAAAAGAAAGAAACAGTTGCTCTTTACTCAACAAAGAATGTTACATGGTCAGAAGTAGGCAAGGTCTACCGTGGATATAATATTGTTGAAAAGGCTGCTGCAGAAAAGTGGTTGACAAGATCACATATCCGCATCGCAGCACCAGAAGAAGTTGCCAAGGAATTCGGTAAGTAATTCATGGAGATATTGAGGGTTCCGCCATACGAAACAATTGCAGTTAACTTTGTTGTCCCAGCAGGGTATAACAATGTAGACATCTATGCAAGGGTTACAGATATGGCGGATCTTTCAGTACAAGATATAGATTTTTTAGATTCATCTACAGGAGATGACTTAGAAATTTCTCTTCCTGGAAGATATGACAATAATTACAGAGTTGAACTTTTTAAAATTGTTAGCGGGACAGAAGTTTTAATCTACGAAGAGTTCTACGAACTAATCAGACCATATGTAGATCCAAACACACTAGGAACAACAGCATCTGAGATTGCTGAATATACAACATTAGAATTAGTTGCAAGATCAATCATTGACACATTTGTAGCAGAAGGATTTTATAACAAAAAGGTAACAGTTGTTGGCACAGGAAATGGCTCAGACTACTTCTCTTTATGGGACAAGGCTTACAGAGTATTTAAGATATATGAGAATAACGAACTAGTCTATGACAGATCGACTCCAGAAGAAAATAAATATGATTATGTAATAACATCAGACAAGACTGCAATACAAAAAGTTTATTCTGGACAACTAAACAGATCTGAATCAACAGGACCAAACCTTATTTCTGGAAGAGGAGATCTTGGATACTATGGTTATGATGGAACAGGATTTCCTAAAAACTATGACTACACAATCGTTGTTGACCAAGGATATTTAACTGTTCCTGCAGATATCGAATATGCTTCAAAACTTTTAATTGAAGATCTTAAGTGTGGAAAGTTAGACTACTACAAGAGATATGTAACTGCATACAATACAGATCAGTTTAGAATTCAGTTTGATAAAACAATGTTTGATGGTACTGGTAACTTCTTGGTAGATAAGATACTGGAGAAGTATGTTAAGACTATTACCAAGCCAGGGATAATTTAATGATATGCGAAGAGCCAGACTTTATATTCCCAATGCAAGCAGATGTCTACTACCCAATTGTTGATCAAGGGGTTTATGGAAATGTTAAAAAGACTTGGGTTCTAGATAAAACTATTGCTGGTAATTTTAATTCTGTTGGTGGCGCAGGCAAAGAAGAAATAACTCCAAATGTCAACATTACACAGAAAACATCTCTCATTGGAAGAGTAAAGACCGACATTAGAATATCAAGTTTAGATACTCCTCACTCAATGACAAACATTATTTTGACAAATATTCGTGACAAAAACTGTAATCATATATACACAGAAACAGCAGGACCAAGAGCAGGCAAGTCGACAATCTTTGAAATTGCAACACAAGAGCCATTCGTAGGACCATTTGGCGGTATTGAATATTATAACCTTGTCGTACGCAGATCTGAGAATCAGGCGGTAGATGTATGATTAAAGTAAGAATGGATAGCAAGAAGTTTCGTAAAGAGATGGACAACATTATGGAGTACTCTCTAGGATTTGTTGATGGTGTTCAAGTTGGCAAGTCTGCCTTTTTTAAAAATCTTGGACCAGTGGTAGCAGAACAAGCATCGCAATTTATTGATGCAAATGCAAGAGTAGGCTACGACACACTTCATCATGTTTATGAGTGGGGTCAATCAGGAAGTTCATCAGCAAGACTATTTGACATTAAGTTTACTATAAGCAACCTTGGTTTATCATTTATGTCAGACTTTAAACAATCAAAAACTATTCAGGATGGATCAAGAGTTCCTTTTGAAAACAAGGCAAAGGTTATGGAACTTGGTCAGCCAGTTGTTATTAAGCCAATTAATGGAGAGACTTTAAGGTTTGAGGTTGGTGGACAAGTTGTATATACAAAGAGACCAGTTGTTGTTCAAAACCCTGGAGGAAATACACAAGGACAATTTGAAAATGTTTGGGATATGTTCTTCGGCAGATATTTTACTCAAGCATTTTTAAGATCAAGCGGTATTGATAAACACTTTGCTAATCCAACAGTTTATAAGAAGAACTTGGCTGCTGGTAAAAGAGGTGGCAGACCAACAGGAATGTCTGTTGGATCTCGCTGGGTAGCAAGTGCGGGGATGGTATCATAATGTCAACATCAACACTAAACACACCAGGACTATGGGTAAACACATACCTTCAAGAAAAAATATTTAACAATACAGAGATTGCAATACCATTTTTCCCCACTCTTCCAAACACACTTGATGATTTAACTGAGCAATGGGTAGTTATTAATCAAGAGAGAGCGTCTTATCAAGGAGTGGTTGCTGTATATGACAGACTAATTAGGATGAGAAGATCTCCTTTCCCACACATTAAATGTGAACAACTTTTGTACTATTTTTATGCTACCCAAAATGATGTAACTGAAAGCATGATCAAAGTTCAAGAATCAGTGCTAAGGCTTATGGACCGTGGAGATGAAACTGCTGAAGATATAAATGTATGGGCCAGAAACCATGCTCCTATCGGTGGGATGACTTGCAAATTCTACTTCCACAACTTCAAGATATATCAACTAGAAGAGGTTAGGGATATTGTAGATTTTGGAACAGCCCGAACCTATGGCGGTAACAAGATAATTATCGACTACGACTATCACCAGATGCAAGACATTATTGAGTCTATAGCCCCCTAAAAAAGGGATGATATAATTATCATGAGGAAACAAGCCCTTTAATCTACAAAGAAAAAAGAGGTGAAATACATGGCATATACACGTGGTAGTTCTAACGATATTATCGTTGGAGCAGCAGCACTCTTCACATACGAAGCAGGCGCACTTGCAGACGCAGATCGACCAGCGTTCGTGGCAGGAACATCATACAAGGATACTCTCCAAGGTGATGCAGACTTCCGTAACGTTGGATATACAATGAATGGTTTGGAAATCCAATTCCAACCAGATTTCGGCGAAGTAGCAGTAGACCAGGTACTTGACGTTGCTAAGTTATTTAAGCAAGGCATGCAAGTAAACCTAAATACTACATTCGCAGAATCAACACTAGAGAATCTTCTATTTGCCCTTGCAGGCAAGGATGCAGATTTGTCAGTAGTTTCAAGCAACCCAACACTTAATCTTTCAGCAGGCGATATTGGCGATGTTCCAGTAGAGCGTGGTTTGATTGCAGTTGGACCAGGAACTGGAGACGCAACCGAGAATATCGAGCGTGTCTACGTTGCATACCGTGCACTTTCAATTGAGAGCGTATCAGTATCAGCAAAGCGTGACGAAGCGACAATGTTCGAAGTATCATTCCGTCTTCTTCCAAACGACAACGGATCATACGGTAAGATCGTAGACCGCACAGTCGGCGCAGCATAATACAACTAAATATATGAGAGGCTCAATCCTTCGGGGTTGGGCCTTTCTGTTTGGTATACTTATATAATGGCTACAGAAATATACAAAACTGGAATTATTTATTTAGTTGACGGAACTGAGTTAGAAATATCTCCTCTTAAGATTAAGTATCTAAGAAAGTTCATGGATGACTTTGAAGGTGTAAGATCAGCAAAGGGCGACATTGAGGCTATATCTGCTCTTGCCATTTGCGGAATGAACTGCATGAAACAGTATATGCCAAAGATCTCAAGATCAATTGAAGACTTTGAAGACGCAATAGATTTAAAAAACATTTACAGATTGCTAGACTATGCTGCAGGAATTAAAGTAGATGAGAAGTCTGATGAAGGAGTAAAGGATCAGGCAGTTAAGTCTGGAGCAACCTGGGAAGATCTTGATTTGGCAAAACTAGAATCAGAAGTTTTTTTGCTGGGGATTTGGAAAGACTTTGATGAACTAGAGAGATCTTTATCAATGCAAGAGATAACTGCAATACTAAATATAAAAAGAGAAGAAGACTATTCTACAAAAAAATTCATGGCAGCAATGCAGGGTGTAGACTTAGATAAAAATGCTAATAAGAGCAATGCTTGGGAAGATATGAAAGCCAGGGTATTTAGTCGTGGACAAGCAAACGACTCAAGAGACATCCTTGCTCTTCAAGGTCAAAATGCAAGTAGCGCTGGATTTGGTATTGGTATGGGCTTAG